GCCAGCTGGCAAGCGAGAAACGTTTACACCGACCTGCGGGCCTGATGAGATGCCCATGTTGTTTGCTAAAGCGCGAGCGGTAGCGTTGACCATAGCCTGAGAGTCTCGGCACAAATCAGTAACGCCTTTACCCTCAACTGCGCCGGGTAACTGCTCGTAGGAAGTCAAATAATACGGCTTGCGGCCCAGTGGGTCGTAGTTCAGCACGGCGCGAATAACCGTACCGCCAATCAGCCAAACTTCGCAGGGGTAAGTCATGGCTGGGTCTGGAATATCTTTTTCAGACAGGCCCCACTCAAGCAAGTACTTACCCTGTACTGAATCCCACAACTGAATCGCGTCGATTAGATCATCAGTAACAGTTGCGTCGGTCGTGTTTTTGCCTTCAGCTTCAGCCTTTGCAGTATCGCTCCACAACCATTCTTTCAAGCCACCGCCAGTAAATTCGTCTAGTACTGTACGGATTGCGTCGTTGTTGTACCCCGGGACGTCGATCAAAGCCTGCAAATCTTCCGGTGTCATGCGGTGACGCTCGATTACAAACCCGTCGTTAATATCCCAAGCCCAAGGAGCCCAGTACAACATAAACGGATCGACACGTTCCCACTCGTTACGGATGACCTGTTTGGGGACCAGCTTTCCGTTCTGCCAAGCCATGGTCTTACGGCGGCGTTTGATAGGGCCCTTAAGCGCCGCAAACGGAAATGTCACGATGTCATCAAGGAACTCGTTAAACGCCTTAGCCCAGCCGCCTTCTAGCAACTGATCTTCCATGCGTTTCTCCATCCGCTTTACACGCTCGGTTGCTTCTTCTTGCAACGCGTGTTGCGCACGGTCTTTCATCTCGATAGCAATCTTGCGAAGTTGCTCTTCGCTAGGCATGGGCAAACCCTGCTGCATAGCAGCTAACAGTTCCTGCTCCATCTGAGCCTGCAAGGACTGCAACACCTCCGGTGGCATATCCGCAATAGGTGATGGGTCTACTGCCCACGGTTTGTCCGAGCCGTTCCCCAGCAGTGTGTCGCGCAACCAGCTAGTAGCAGCACGGCACTTAACTGATGTTAGGTTAATAAAGATGTCAGAGCCACCCTGCTCCATAATTTCAGCTAATTTATCAGGGTCGTACTCGCCATTGCGTTGACGCAAACACTGAAGCATGCGTTCTTCTAAATCGCGCTTACCTGTTTTAGCAATATCCCAGCGTTTGCGCACATGCGCTGCTAGGCCTTGGATAATGGGTTGGTTCTGAAGCTCGTCGCTTCGACGTTTAGCTTCTGCTTGCGCGTCAAGTTGTGTCGCTGTGACAATAGGAAAAAGGGCGATGCCACTCGTTGCCATAGATGTTCCTTAGATTACAGTTCGTGCCACAGGGCTTTAATCAACCCGCTAGACGCTGAGTTGTCTGTGTTTGTCACGCGAATATAGTACGTACCAGCGGGGAAGCCGATTTGGAAGTTCTCTCCAACGGATACTCCAACTGACTGGTTAACATTATCGCCTGTATTTACTAAAAACAGGTCAAGTGTCGTGCCGCCAGTAACCGTGCCGCCGGACTGAACCGTTGTAGTAGACGCTCTAGGTGCAGCAGTGCTCATAGTGTTAACAGGAAATACAGGCACGGATTGACTAAATGTACCGCCTTCAGTGCCGCCACTTACGATCTCAACTCGCGCAGTACCGGCCATCACCTTGATAATGAATGACTCCATTACGGTATCGCCAGTAATAACTACTTTTACCACCTCAGTCCCGAGCGACGGCACTGAATACTCGTGGAACATAAAGTAGTGCTTGTTATCGGGAGGAGATATGTTTCCAGCGTCAACAAAAAGACGACCGTGCAGGCCGTGAACCTGCTCGAAGAAACCTGAAACCGGGTTCAGGTAGTTGGTCGTCATGTGACTCATAGCGGTGTCCTACCGTAAATATACTAGAATTGTACTCTTTGCAGCCGTCGGGTCAAGTATAAGCATACTTTTTGGCTTTTTTGATCTCTCGCCGCCCAGTATTTAAAAGCCCAACCCCGCGAATGTTCATATCAATCACGGCATCGGCGTACTGGTTTGCGTCATGCACGTGTGAAAACTTGTTCTTGTCCGGCTTATCCTCAGTCTCTCCATTTCGCTTAATTTTATAGCGGTATCCTGACTTAAACCCCTGAACTAACATAGTACACCCCGGGTCAACAAGATACATCGCTTTGCCTTCGAGCTGCTGGTTCAACAAACGCTCAACCGCTTGAATACGTAGCTCCGGCATGTTGGTAGGGGGCCTAACGCACTTATACCCTTCATTCTTCAAGACATCAACTAGGGACATTTCGTTCTGTTGCTGTTTCGCAAACCCCGCAGGATCAGGCGCGCAGACGAAAGTACACCCTCCCATATTGTTGGCGATAAACGGGTTGAGCCTCGTACGGACAAAAGTCTCGATGCCCATATTCTCCGATGTTAGCTCTGCTAGTGTCAACACCCGCCCTCTAGGGTCTCGTTGTTTAAACACAGCAGCAGGCGTTCGCCCAAAGTCGATGCCAATAACAACGGGGTAGTCCGCCGAGCGAATAACTTTCAGCGGCCCCTCAGAGATGTGGAAGTCAGGCACAAAAGTTTTCTCGTACACCGGAGTCCCTGAAAGTGAGCGACCATACTCTGACCGAAGGTAAACACGCAACCAATCCTCGGTTTTACCCGGGATCAAGTTGGGGTAATACTGCTTCGGCAAGTTGTCGTAGTTGTCAGCCTCGGGGTTAACTACCCACTCTTCACCGTCCTTGTCGAGCAGCACCTCATCAGGGTCTTCCTTGAACTTCTCTATATACCGAGCTGGTTTGATGATAGCCGCTGGCTGTTTAAAGATCGCCCAGTTACTAGGCGGCTCTTCCATCTTGTCCTGCCACCACGTATCTTCGTCTGGCATGTTGGTATCGAACAACGCACACGACCGCGTCGGCCCGCCGTCCTTCATGCTGGGGTAGCGGTTTAGACGACCGAGCAGGCCATCGACAACATCAGGGTGCAACTCTCGACTCTCGTTACCCCACAAGAACGTAGTTTCTAGGGACAGCGCTTTTCTCACGTCGTCAGGTGTATCCAGAGCAATAAACAGCCACTCTGACTCAACAACAGTGTTATCAGACAGCTTGGCTCGCAGCAAAAAAGTCTTTTCCACCGCCTTCCAGACTCCCATTTCCCCCGGTGGGAGCCAGTCAAATACCGTTTTTCTGGTCGTTAACGCCAGCTGATCGGCAGTATTTCGGACAATAACAGCCCTAGTTTTGCGTATATTTTGAGCATTTGGGGCCTGTCCGCACGCTAATTTGACCAACTCGTGCACACAAGTGACAGATTTTCCCCCTCCAACCGGGCCTGCTAGCACCCTAACGTATGCTTCGTCAGCCATAAAAGCCGCTTGTGTAGGGGTAGGGTTGTATGTACTCATGTGTTAGTCGTCGTTATCCATGTCTATAGTAAGTGGAGGCGGCTCGGACGCCCCGCCAAGCGACACTGTACCCCCATTGATGATAATAGTGGGCAAATTCAGCATCTGCTTGTCTTTTTCTTCCTTCGGCTCTAGCCCGCCTAACTTAGAAAACGTCTTAAAAGCGTCTAATTTTTGTGCAAGTGGTGCTTTTGGGTTTTTTGCCAACACGTATATGTCGTCCATCAAGTCCTCAGCCCGCATAGCGGCCTTAGTTTTGAACGTTATACCCTTACTCTCAAACTCAGAGCGCTTGATATTAACCTGAAGTTGGAACCACTTTTGCTTTTCTAGTTCCTTATAGGACTCAAGACTATAGCCGTGGCGTGCTGCCACGATAACATCTTCTTCTTGCCCCAGCGCAATGCTGTTAATCATCTCACTTGGGACAGACGGGAACGAGGACTGCTGTTTTGGCCCTACCTCAAGCGGGTCATCGTCAAGATCAAGGTCTTCAGGAAGCATTTGCTGCCTCTTGCTCAGCCGCACGCTTCACAGCCGCCAGATATTTTGAGCACGCAATCCTTGTCAGCTTGCTTGCCGTGATGTTGTGGGCTTTAGCCACTTCTTTGATCTCATTGAGAAGATCGTCGGGCATAAAAAGTGTCCATCGCTTCATGTCTTTTTCTGATTCGGTCATGTTACCTCCTTCGTTAATACGTGCATTGTACATACTTTTTATTTTGTAGCAACATGTTTCAGAGAAGCGACTGTGGTTAATACGTCACTATGGGTAAGTTGCTGCAGCGGGCTGGGTCCACGTTAATACATACCTAAAAATTGGGCTTGCTGTATGAGCGCCTCGTAAGGCGGGGCGGGGGGCGGGGGTGGGCTGGGGGGCCCGTGGGCTAGGTCGAATCCTGTCATTGTAGACGGGGCAACCCCGATACGATTAGGTGGAATCCTAGTCTTGAGAGTATCGCCTCTCGACCCTTCGTTTATTAACAATGTGCGGATAGTCTCGCCAGTAGTGCGCCTAGTGTTTCGCT